CAGTACGCACGTGTTTAACTCCCTTTGGGCAAAGGTAATTATGTCAAATAGCAAAGAAAACGCCTCTTACGAGACGCTCCCCGACTATCAACCAATTACACCTCCTCCAATTGTACGGGAACCTCTATCGATCGAAGACCTCTCTGCAGTTCTTGCAGATGACGACCTAGTAGATCACGTGGAATACCCCCCCTCTAAACGTTGGACTGAACATCAATTTGCACGTCGTGAAATTGATGCAGCGTTTAACTCTGTGCGGACAGGCTTGGTAGTGCCTCTGATCATAGATTCTCCCTCATCGTTTCTTAGTAGTCTGTTAGGCTCAAAAGCTGACAAAATTACTTCGTTAGAAAGATGGGTAGTCTACTCTAGATACAGATCCTTGCAAAAGGATGCTGTTCGAGATACAAAAGCATACCTCGGACGTAGTGATCTAATAAATCATCTACTCCGGGCCCGTCGTATAGCACTTACCTGGTGTGACTTTCTCTACATCCACGGTATACGATCGGACACCATTGATTGGCAAATTTTCATAGCCAAATGGTGTGTATATGATTACTTCAATGATTACATTACATTTATGAAGTTTCATACCCTATGGTTGTCGTTCCACCATAGAAGTCGGCATGGTATCAAGGAGCTCATGCAAGAACCTCAGTGTTCTGTGCCTTGTCCTGACCTGCCTGGACTTATCATCTCTGTGTCAATACGATCACGTATGATTCAGATCCTCTCCTCGGATCGTAGCCGTTCATGGTTATTGTCTGAGGACCTTCTTATTGGTATAAAGAGAGGTCTCCCGAGCATGCTTGAAGCCGAAGTGCAAACTAAGGTTATGAAGTATGTTAGGGAAATGGCCACTCCCATGAAGGTGAATCCTCTGTTGCTCAAAGCTATACAGAGGACCTGCAGAGAGCTTACAGGAAAGAAATATCTTGATGTTAAACATGGAGCTTATCAGATAAGTGATAGGGCAGGCTGCGGAGCACCAGTGGAAACACTGGGGATTCGTGGTTTTGTTCGTCGTGAACTGAAGAGCTTTATGGGATGTTTGTCTCCTGAACTGGTTGGATTTAAGAATGGATTAAAGCCGGAAGCTCGATATGAGGTGGTGGAGGATTACTGGGAGAATTACTGCGACATTTGTGAAAAATGGTCAGGTGAACTCCTAGGTCCTACGCTAACTCGGGTCGAGATATCTCCTATATACGAACCTCTCAAGGTCCGTTTAATTACAAAAGGAGATCCACATCTTTATTCATTATTAAAGCCATTCCAGCAAGCTATGTGGGACTGTCTTCGAAAGAACCCTATGTTCTCTCTTATCGGGGAGGAGGTAAACGATGAGTTACTCCGAAAACAACTTAGCAAGTTGTGCCCGACCGAAGGCAACCTTATGTTGAACGAACTTTTGTTCGAGGCCGATGGTGATCTCAATGACTATGTCAAAGAGATGTGTCTTGTCAGTGGTGATTATTCTGCCGCTACAGACAATATTCCCTTAGAATACACTATTTGTGCTCTTGAGAATTTGTTTCCTCCATATACCATGCAGGTACTCCGTAAAGCCATAGGGGCTCAGGTGTACACTGTACCTCGCGGATCTTGTGGTCCTATGTTGGACACACGTGAGGCTATAGCTGCTCTCCTTGGGCAGTCTATAGATAATTCGAAGGATTATTTCATCCAGAAGAGGGGCCAACTTATGGGTTCCCCTCTTTCCTTTCCAATACTGTGCATCATAAATGCTGCCGTATATCGCTACTCTGTTGAAAAACACGTGGAGCGTTTTTACGTGGACATGGAGCATGGTCTAAGTGAACCTGATGGTGAACTTAGTAAGCACTTCGTGAATTTGAGGAATAAAATCCTCACCCATTATTATAATACTGACCATTCGACCCTAGAAGAGTCTCTCTTAAAAATCTGCGAAGATTATAAGCGAGATCTCGTCGGACAGGCGATGGAACGTAATGTTAATATGGGTCCCTTCCAAGGGATCATCAC